AAACACGAAAAACCTGTTGTTCACACTCTTGGAGAATAATGCAAGTCATTAACAACTTTTTAGATGACTATTATATAGACTATCTTTCTGATACTGTCACCAATCCTATGTTTGAGTGGCGATACCATAATAATATTTCTAAGTTCATACCCCCTAACCACGCATCTCTTCGTGATCAGGAGTTTTTGTCTGGTCTATCTAACGTTCTCTTTGATAATCAGAACAATTTGGGTTTTACCAACAACGCATGGATACCTGCTGTCTTGAAGATAGAAAAGGAACTGGGAGCACAAAAGGGTAGTTTGACAAGAGCAAGACTAGATATGACGTTGCAAGCACCTAAAACGACCTTACACACACCACATACGGATCAGAACTATCCTCACTGGTCTTGTATACTATATCTAATAGACAGTGATGGTGATACCGTAATATATAATGAAGACAAAGGTGCAGAAGAACTAACTATATTACACACAGTAGAACCTAGAAAGAACCGATTAGTCATTTTTGATGGTGATCAGATGCATACAGGTCACTCTCCATTACATCATGCTAATCGTATTCTACTCAATCTCAACTTCATGAAATGAACAATTACGGATTAGAAATAGCATTTTGGGTTATCTTAGGACTTTTTATTCTTACAAAGTTAAAAGTATTCAAGAAGTAGCATAAATACTTTTAGGACGGAGGTATTATGGTCGTAAAAGTAGACAAGAGTGAAGAATTTGTCAAAAGTGGCAAAGTCTTGATTAGTGAGTATCCTGCCAAAAAAGAAAAGGATGTAAAACCACTTAGCAAATGGCGTTAAAATCAATAAGTGGAAAGGATGTAAACCTAAGTCGTGCTTTTAAAGATATAAAAGTGGACTTTGCAAAAAACCCTTTCACAAAAGATGTATCTGCAGTTTCTAATGACAACTCAATAAAGCAGTCATTAAAGAATCTTGTGATGACTCAGCCTGGTGAAAAGTTATTTCAACCCCAAATAGGTTCTGGAGTTAGACAACTATTGTTTGAACCTATGGATGGATTTACAGCAGATGCTATTAGGGACGACATTCTATCTACTGTTGGTCAACACGAACCCAGAATTTCAGTTCAAAACGTAGCTGTAAGGGAACGATATGATGCAAACGCATTTAATGTCACTATAGATTATGTAATAGTAGGGCAACCTCTAGTTGAAACAGTATCATTTGTACTTAAGAGACCCGAATAATGTCAACACCAAATAATTTAACAGCACTAGACTTCAATGACATCAAAGCGTCAATAAAATCTTACCTAAGAACTAGGAGAGAATTTACAGACTATGAGTTTGATGGTGCAACATTGAACTACTTGATAGATGTATTATCATATAATACTTACTATAGTTCATTTAATGCGAACATGGCAATGAATGAGGCGTTTCTACCCTCTTCCACAGTGCGTGATAATGTAGTTAATATAGCAAAACTTTTAAATTATGTACCAAGATCAATAAATGCAAGTCAAGCAACTGTCAATTTAACTGTACAGACTATACAAAGTAGCGGATCATACCCTTCTACAGTCACACTTAAGAAAGGTGCAGTGGCAACTGGTGGAAATTATATATGGAATGTTCTTTCTGATACTACTGCTGAGGTAAATTCTACAACTGGTCTCGCAACTTTTAGTAATCTTGTACTAAGAGAAGGATCAATAGTCAATTTTCAGTACGTTGTTAACACATTTGCGACACAAAATTATAAAGTTCCTTCAGAAGACGCGGACATTAATACACTTACCGTAAGAGTAAAGGCAAATGAATCATCAACAACCTCTGATTTGTACAATTTAGTAGACACAATTACAGGACTTACCGCAACTACTAGGGTATATTTCCTATCAGAGGGAGAAGATATGCGGTATGAGGTAAAATTTGGTGATGATTCTGTAGGTAGAGCACTCAAAGACGGAGAAGTTGTGATGTTTGAGTACCTAGTCACCTCTGGTGGTGATGCAAATGACGTAGATAACTTCTCATATGTCGGTAGAATGACGGATACTCTTTCACAAAGTTATTCTCCTGCTGCTGTGACACTTACAAAAGTGGCAAGATCACAAAACGGAAGTGCTGCTGAGACTATTGAGTCTATCAAATATAATGCTCCTAGATTCTATTCCTCACAATACCGTGCTGTGACTGCAGGGGACTATGCTATTCTTACTAAGAAGGTATATCCTAATGCAGATGCAGTGGTAGCATACGGTGGAGACTCTTTAAATCCTCCTGTGTATGGAAAAGTATTTGTTGCGGTAAAGACTGCTACAGGTGCTACATTGAACGATCAAACTAAAAAGAACATTGCTGCAGACTTAAGAAAGTATGCGATGGCATCTATTGATCCTGTAATCATTGATCCAGAGAACCTTTACATCTATACTAAGGTATTTGTTCTATATGATACTGGTAGTAGTTCTGATACATCAACAATCAAAACAAATGTACAGACTGCAATCAGTCAGTGGGCACAACAAACTCAGATAAACAACTTCAATAGTACATTTAGATCACAAGCATACGAGAAGGCGATTACACTGTCAAATAACGCTATTACAGACGTATCTCTACAGGTCACTCTATTGAGGTATATTATTCCTGTTGTCAACCAAACTAACACATATACAATATCTACTGGTTCTGCTTTGTATAATTCCGCACCAAGTAAAACATCCTTGTCTGTAGATGGAGCAAAAGAACCAATTCTACTCTCTGGACAGTTCCGTACAGCAGATAGACCAGGTGTTGATCAACAATTTGAGGATGATGGATATGGAAACCTTAGAACATTCTATAACACAGGTACAAGAAAAGTATTTACAAACACCTCTGCAGGTACTGTCAACTATGACACAGGAGAAATTGCCTTTGGTCCTATTGCTGTTATTGGAACAGGTTCAAATATTCCTACCACTGGTATAACAATTACTGATTCAACAACTGGTGCGGGTTCTATAACCGATCCTGCAGGACTTCCAACATCATTATCATTACCAGTTCAGTTTATTCCTGCTAACAGTTCTACCATACCTGCTTCAACACCAGGTACGATTATTAACTTGGTAAGTCCTGAAGTGACAATTTCACCAATTGGAACTGCACCACCTCCTTCAATCCCACTAAATAGTTTGAGTCCTACAGTGTTCGACCAAACACCAACAATAGTGAGTGTAACCTAAAGGGTTAAATGACAAATATCAACAAAGTCTCATCGGCAATTGTTGCCCAGACTCCCGAATTTATAGAGTCTGACTATCCTCTGTTTAACAGATTTCTTGAGTATTACTATCAGTCTCAAGAGAAGACTGGTCTTGGGCAGAATATCTTAAACAATTTTCTTGGATACCTTGATATTGATAGGTTAGACGTAGGTATATTAGATGGTAAGACAAAATTAGTAGAAGCAATAGATGCAACTAGCGATACAATCGTTGTAGAATCGATTGACCAGTTTTTAGAAAAATCTGGATCTATTCTCATAGGTAGTGAAGTTATCTACTATGAGAGTACAACCAGTTCTCCAAACATTGCTCTTTCACCAGGTATTTCATATGATCAGGTAAAATTAAAGTGGGTAAATCTTTTTAGTCCTATCAATCTCTTTGATGGTACTACTACTCAGTTTAATCTAGTATCTCAAGACAATCCTATTGCACCTCCATCTGCACAACATTTGATTGTCTCTGTATATGGTGAGGTATTGACACCTGGTACGGACTACAGCGTTAACGGAACCACTATTACCTTTGCATCTGCTCCTAGAACAAAGATTCCTTCTGATGATGCTATAAACACCTTTATTACATACCTAGATGGATTTGTAGAGAATCAGATTGTTGGATTAGATAATATATCAAACTCTTTTGGTGAAGGTAAGACACAATTTAGAATAACACGTAATGGTTTAGCATACGAACCAATTGTAGATGAGTATGTAATTGCAATATACGACAAAAGATTATTAGTACCTAAAGTAGATTACTTTATTGATGGTGCAGACTTTATATTTGGTACCGCACCTACAAACGGTAGATTTTTATCATTATTCTCTATAGAAGCACCTGTACCTTCTTTCGGTAGTGGTGCGGAAGGTTTTGCACGAGTAAATGATTTAGGTCAACTTACTAGCATTTCAACTAACGTAAATGGTAGCAACTATAGATTTGAATATCCTCCAAAAGTTTCTATTAGTACAACTGTAGGATCAGGTGGTGCTGCACAAGCATTAGTAAACGGTATTAAGACCGTGACTCTACTTAATGGTGGTAAAGGGTATAGCGATACAAACCCTCCTGTTGTTCAAATTGAATCTCCTACAAAAACAGGTTCTACACAAGCAACATTAAAAGCAACAGTTGAAAATGGTTCTGTCACTGCTGTAGAATTACAGGGATCAGGTTCTGGATATACATTTACACCTAGAATCACTTTCCGACAGCCTGGTGGTGCTACAGTCGCCACTCCGACAATATCTAATGGATCTATTAGTGGTGGTTTAACAATTACTAATGCAGGATTTGGATATACAACCCCTCCTGCAGTGTATGTTGACGAACCAACTGGAAATAATCCAATCAGAGCATCTTTCCAAACAGTTCTTGCTGCAGACGGAACTATTGCATCTATTACTACAATTAACGCAGGGCAAGGTTATACATCCGTTCCAAGAGTAGCAATAGTAGATCCTGTTGGTGCACAAGTATTACAAACAGTAGTTGACGGAGACGGAAGAGTTATTCGTATTGATATACTTAGCGGAGGAAGCGGGTATGATGAAGTTCCTTCCGTTTATATCGTTGATAATAGAGTAGATGGTACAGGAGCATACGCAGGTGGTACAGGTGCTACCGCAACTGCTGCAATATTCAACGGTGCGATTACAGATATTAACGTAAGTGCGTTTGGTAGTGGATATTCTGCTGCAAATCCTCCTTCTGTTGTAATTCAAGCACCTACAAGTGCTGAAGCATCTGCGGAAATAGGTTTAAATGAGGTCACAGGGTTTAAGGTTAATCAATCAGGTAAAGGATATAACAAAGCACAGTTTACAGGATGTGCACGTGCTGCATCTGGTATCGTAGAATACACGGAAGATGGTAATGCAGTATTTTCTAATGATACTACTGCTACATCTGCCACTGTTGATACTGAGGTAAAATGTCTTGATGCTTTATTTGTAAAACGTTTACTAGACAAGTATACACAGCAGTTCTTACCTGATGTACCAGAACTAGACTATAAGAAGATTGATGTTCGTACAGCAATCAAAACTATTAAAGATTTCTACTCCGCAAAAGGTACATCATTCAGTATTGCGTATCTATTCAAGTTATTATATGGTGAAACGGTAAGTATATCTTATCCAAAAGACCAGATTATCAAACCATCTGCAGCAACATGGTCTATTGATACTATTTTAAGAGCAACAAAGGTTTCTGGACTTGCTACAGACATTCAAGATGGTCTTCTACAACAAGATGCAGATATTGCAGATCCTAATGTAAAAGGAGCATCTGCACTTGTTGAAAACTACATTTCAATTAAAACATCTACAGTAGAGATATTTGAACTTGTTCTATCTGAAGAAACTATTACAGGAACGTTTACCGTACCTTATAAGACAAAACTTGCTGAACCATTAAGTCAAACAGATTCAATCATTACAGTTGACTCTACCATTGGATGGCCAGAAAGAAACGGAGAGTTTGTAATTGGCACAGGTTCTGGTGCAGAATTAGTACAGTATAAGGAAAAATCACTTAACCAGTTTATTGAGTGTACTCGTTCCGTTAACGGAGTTGTAGAGGACTGGGATTCTGCTACAGAAGTTGCATCAAACTTCCAAGTTAAGATTAACAAGGATACACCACAAGAAGTTGTGATGAATGTTGTTGGTATTGTTGATGCACAACAGACAACTCTAACTGATACAGGTTCTTATTACTTACAAGGTGATAAACTAACAGTTTCTAAGTTAGGTGGTACTGGAACATCTCCTTTACTTACAACTTGGTTATATAACGTCAAAAAACTAATCACTGTTAGTGGTATTACATTTGGTGGTGTAAATAACCAATCTGCAACAGTCACTTGTTCTAATAATCATGGTTTATTAGTTGGTGATCAGGTCACAGTCTATGGTGCAAACCCAATCATCTATAATGGTACATTTACTGTCACATCAAGAGATAGTGAGACAGTATTCCAGTATGCACTACCACAACCTGCAGCGATCGTACCTCA